CAGTTTGAAGATTTGTATCAACAGCTGGTAAAGAACACACTAAAACAGACGTAGAGGAAATAGCGGTTAGTGCAAACCGATTTGGAGTGCTCATATTCTGAGTTCTAATAAGAACAGGCGTCCCAAAAGTGTTTGTGCTTGTATTAAACACAACAGCATGAAGTGATAAATTGCCACCAAAAAGCATCAATTCGCTAGTACCATCCAGCGAAACAGCTTGCATACATGGGACAGCAGAGACAGCTGAATCAAGTGCGCTTGATGTAGTTAGGAAATAATCAACAGTAGACAAGTCTGTGCCAAAGTTACCTGTGCTTACAGTTCCCCAAGTAGGCGCACTGGCTCCAGCCGAAGTCAAAACTTGCCCTGAAGTACCGACTGCCAACATCTGCGTTGTACCTGCGGCTGATTGATAGGGAATCGTTCCGTTAGAGCCACCAGCCAAGTTTGTTGCCGTAGTTGCTGTTGTTGCATTGCCAACGGTGATACCACTCAACGTAGTGGAGCCTGTGCCGCCAGAGGCAACAGGTAAAGGCGCGGCAAGCGTTACTGTTTGGTCAGCATTGAATGTTGCGGCAGTTGTGGCAGAAGAGCCTGTTTTAATAACCAATGCACCCGTAGTGTCGCCTGTGCTAACTAACGCCGTTCCGCCCGATGTTCCTGCTGAAATTGAACTCATGTTTTTTCCTTAAAGGACTACCCAGCGTTGACCGCTTGGAACTGTTACTGAGACACCACTGTTAATAGTGATGGGGCCAACGCTAAAGCCATTTTTAGCCGTTGTCAAAGTGTAGTCAGAAGACACAATCAAACTGTTCTCCCAGATCACACCTCCAGCAGAAGCGCCTGTAAATTCCCAACTTGCAACTGTGCCATTAGTGCTTAAGTATTTGCCTGCATTACCAGTCTGACTTGGAAGTGCATCAATCGTAGTCCATGTCGGCGCTCCGCTAGTCGTTGCGGTTAATACTTGACCAGTTGTGCCATTGGTTAAATATGCAGTTGTGCCTACGGAAGATTGATATACAACCGTGTACGCTCCTCCGCCTGACAGGTTTGTTGCAGATGTAGCCGCTGGGCCTAAACCCCAACCAATGCTTGAACCATCCCACAAAATGGCGGAACCCGTTACTGTAGGTGCTGCTAAAAATGTTGTTGATCCTGCGCCAGTTTGGTATGGCACTGTGTTAGCTGCACCGCCAGCCAAATTGGTAGCAGTTGTAGCCGAACCAACAGCCAAGGTAGATTGAGCCACATACTGAGGAGCAGAGGCTCCAGCCGTCAATACATTATTTGTTGTACCAAGTGCTAAGAATGTTGTTGTACTAGCACTGCTTTGATAAGGCACTGAGCCTGTTGCACCACCAGCAATGTTTGTAGCTGTGCCAGCAGGAATAGTAGATGGGGACACCCACTGGGGTGCAGAGCCACTTGAAGACAATACAAATGTGCTTGCCCCGATAGGCAGTTTGGTCAGTGCTGTACCACTAGCGTAGTACGTTAAATCACCCGCAGTATACGAAGACTGGCCTGTACCACCCTTATCAGTTAACAGCGTTCCCGTGACACCAGTAGTTAACGGCAACCCAGTAGCATTAGTCAGAACGCCAGAAGTTGGTGTTCCTAAAAGTGGCGTAACCAAAGTAGGAGTGTTAGACAAAACAACCGAACCCGTGCCGGTAGAAGTGGTTACACCCGTACCACCAGACAAGACTGGAAGTGCCGTACCCAACGACAGTGTAGGCGCATAGTCAAACGCTACACCTACATCAGTACCGTTGTTATACAACCAAGCTTTCTTACCATTTGGAATGCTTATGCCAGTCTGACCGCTGACCTTAACGGTGATGGCAAATCCGCCAACAGAGTTGTTAAAAACTAAGTATGGTTTTTGGATGGCTGGGACATTGATCGTACCAGCAGCGGTTAAAGTAGCTGTAACGTTTAAACAGAATGCGCGGGCTGTTTGAGATGCGTTAGTGTCTGTTAATGTGTATGTGGCTACGTTAGACGTAAAGTCAGCGGTTACGCAAGTAGCAGTACCTACGATAGCCTGCTCTAAGCCAGATTGCGTAGCGCTTGAGCTACCCATGTTAGCATTAGTAGTTACGCCCCACACACCAGACTGCGCACCGGTTGGTATTAGTTCAAGTTTTAAGTTGGTGGTATACGTACTCGGCATGATCTACCTTTAGTTTGAACTGCGAATTAACGCCGCCGTAGCAGTGTTAGCAGGCATTGTAATTGTGAAATTGGAAGATGTCTTGTCCGACCCAAAATCCAACACGGCGATAGACTTGTTGCCTTGGGTTACGTTGTAGATCAAAGCACAACGAGCCGTCACGGATGCGTTAAATACTACATCAGCAAAGTCTACATAAGCTGTATACCCAGAGGAGTTGATTGTTACGCCAGTCAAAAGTACTCCGCCGGGGCTGTAGCCTGTACCGCTTACTTCGTTTACAGAAGAATACACAGTGGTGGCTTCGTTCAAATCAGCCGCAGCCGTGTACAAAGCAATCTTTAACGTATTTGTAGCTAAGTTATGAACGCCCGTATATAGCTCTGTTTTAAAGCTGGTCGTCTGAGTTTGAAGAATATTGCTCACGAGACCGTCACCCTATCTTGACCAGTACGATAAGTATCCGTTTGTTGTTTTCCATCGCCAAGATTTTTAAGCAATGCAATTGCTTGTATGTATCTATCTTGATACATTGCATACATGCCATCGTCTTGCCCGCTTTTCATGTAAACACCGGCTTCGCACAAAGTACCGTACAACAACGCGGAACTAAAATGTTCTCCCAACCACGTAGTCGTAGCTGTAACAATAGATTCAGGCATAGAAAAATAACTTAGGTCTGTTACCAACGCAGCACTAGGCGTTGGCCCTAGAATAAACTGCAATCGCGTCACAGGTGTCGAGGGGCCGTTAAGTGCGTAATGCTTTGGAGTCCCTGTTGTAGCGGGGTTAGGATACGCCTCTTGCATAAACGCTGGGTCTTTATTAAGCAAGTAAATGTAATTCCCACTTGCATCAACTACGGCAAATGAATACACAGACAACAAGTCGGTAGGCGCGTTAAATGTCTGCACACTTGGCGTTAACGCCGTGGTTGATGTCTTACGTAAATTGGCAAGCTGCACCGTGTTATAGATGCGCTGCTCCGCCTGCTGAATCATGGTATTCATGTCAGTAGTGTCGAAAGTATTCTGCGTGTAGTCAGTTACCGCAGTTACCAATTGTGAGTAAGTCAACGCACCTAGTGTCGCCATATATACCTTAAGCCATTGGGCCTCTAGACATCACGCCTTTGGTAGCCGCACCTGCGCCACGCATTTTGATACCAGACGTTTTAGCTGCTGGCTGTGCGCGACGATAAACGTTACCTACAGCCATATTGACTGTTCCGGCATCGCTGTGGTCAGGGCCAGAACCGGGATTGGTAGAAGCCGTAACCACTTTGCCCGTCATAGTATGGGGTGTAGCGTATACCGCAGCATCGCCAACTTCTTTACCCATTATCTTTTTGCTGAATGTAGCCATGATTAGCCTCGCTTCTGTGCGGCAATTTTTGCCAAGTTACGACCCATAGACAACATATCGGCATTGGTTTTACCCTTACCTTTACCTTTTCCGCCCATGATTTCTTTTTGGGTAGGGCCGCTATTGCCCAAGTTTTTGCCTTCGGTCTTGCCTTTTTTAGCAATGCCGTCGGCTGATCGTGTGTATGCCATTCTAAGCTCCTTAAGATACCGTTACTGTACCAACAAATGTCGTTGCCACCAAGTAGTTTGGTGTCAAACCATCATCATTTAATCTAGACCCGCCCACGGGTGCCCAACCCCACTGAATGTCTCGTGAACCACCTGTGGTGTATCCATTAACGTTTACACCTGCCGTAACGTACGTTGTATCCTTGCGTGGATTACGCAAAGCCTGTGGATCATCAACAGGGAATGTGCCCAGCATCAACTGAGGTTGGTCGGGGTCCCAGCACTCAGAGCAAACCAACAACTGATATTTCCGCTGCTTAATAACTTCCGTCTTAAGCTTTTTGAGTAAGTATTGCTGGCCACAGCGGTCGCACATGGCAATCGCTTTTTTGCCCGATGCAAACCTATTACCCATTACGTGCTACCAATAAACTGTTGGCGTGGTACAAACCGAACCGCAGCTTTCTCTCTGTCTTCGCCAGCGGCAATTTCAAACGCCTCGTTGTACATCATCTTGAGCATTTCTACTCGGGGCATCAATTCAGGAACTTTTACCGCAATGTTATACGCCAAGCCCGCTACTAAACAGGGTAGGAAGCGGAAATTCATATCGGCGGTACTTACACCAGCGCCAGCGTCTTGGACGCGTCTGAGTCTCCAGTATACGAACTGGTAGGGCGTTGAGTTATCAGGTGTGGGCCAGACTGTTACGGCTGGAAGCTGGGGTACAAAAATAGCCGCGCCAGTTGTATGACCGACTGCTGTGGTGTTATTTTGCCCACGGAATACACCACCTAGGGTATTCCCTGTGACGTATGTGTAGTAGATATCTTCGCTATCAATACGGATAAAGCCCGCTCCAGCTAACCCAACTACTGTACTAAGCGTTATTGTGGTGGCTGTTGCCGTAATCGTGCCCACCAAGACCGAATTGGTTGGGTTAGTTTCACCAGAAAGTCTTTGAATCCAGACTTGAATTGGGCGAGCTTGGCTAAGCTTATTTGGAATAGTTGCATAAGTAGAAACGCTAATGCGTGTAATGGTTAAGTCCGCTTGCGTAGACGCAGTGTTGGACCCAGTACGAATGACGTGTTCTAGCAAGTCAATCGTGTCCGTTGGTAGGGCGTAAGTAGCTAGCCCCGGAGTCAGGTTAATGATTCCCTGCTCCATTGTCCACATGTTAATACCCTTAGACTGCCACTCAATCGTCATCAGGTTCATCGAACGACGCGCTGTACGCAGGTCATAACCAGAACGCATCTCCCGACCCGCACGCTCCCACGCTTCCTCGGCGATCTCCGTGAAGTCCATGTTGAACAGTGTGGTTCCGGTAGTGGTCATCTAAAGCCTGCCGTTTTCTTTGCAATGGTTTTTGGTTGAGCTACAAACTGTTTGCCAGACGCCTTACCAGCACGCTTAGCTTTGGTTGTGGCTGCATATTCTTGTGGGGACAAAGACTTAATGGCTTTCTCAGGCAAATACCGCTCCCCCGTCTTACTTGACGGTTTACCAGACTTAGTGCGCCATTTCTGGTCACCCCAATCTTTGAGCGATTTCTGAGGAGCTTTCAATCTCTGTACCCTCCACCAGCATCCTTGTACTTTTTAGCAACAAGCTGTGCTTTACGAGCCGACCATTGGCCTGCGCCTGTACCGTGGGTAGCTGCGGCTTTTACTTGAGACACAATCCGCTTACGCAAATCAGGCTTAGTGTAATTGCCAGCCTCGTTGACTTTCCCGCCTTCAGCATATTGCGTGAAGTCAGTATCATCCCTACGCGACTTGCGTACACCTTTGGGCATTTTAGAGGGCATGACAGCCCCCATACCACGACAAGCCATCATGATTTAGCACATCTTTCCGCGTGTCTTACCTTTGGTAGCAATACCATCAGCACGACGTGAAGCAGAACCTACAGAACCGCCGCTCTTCATACCAAATGCAGACTTTAAACGCTCGCCAACAGAGCGTCTATCGGTTGTACCGCTACCGGCTCGTGCGCTCTCACGGCTTGCCTTTGCCCGGTCTGACACAGACATTTTGGTTTTATCCGCTGGGGCCATTTGCGACTCTTCAAACTCACGACGGCCACTTCTAATATTAGAAGGGTCAATAAGTTTAGGCGCGGCTTTAGCAGCGGGTTTAGGCGCAGCTTTGGGGGCGGCCTTAGGTGTAGCTTTTACAGTTCTACTAGAACCTGCGTCGCCAAACTGTCCAGCTTCTTCCGCAGCGCTAGCGTCGCCCATTTCTTTGGGTGCCCGTGGTGGTAGGCTAACGCGACGTGGAGTCATCTCTGATCGGTTGTTAGCTTCTTCCATGGCGTCTATTTCACCGCCGCCTTCATAACCTTTTTTCATGTTAACTCCTTGTTAGCAGGCGCTGCCGCCCATGTTCATCTTAATCATCTTGCCTTTGGTTTTACCCTTAGACGCGACACCATCTCGAGTAGCGGAAGTTTTGACTGAACCCATTTTGGATGGAGCCATACCGCCAGAAGCCAACTTGGTCTTAGTTGAACCTTGGTGCAAACGGCCTTCGTGCTTGTTCACGGCCTTCTGCATCATCTTCTTGTCCATCTTTACATCTTTGTGGGCCATGCCGCCTTCTTTCATAAAACCCATCTTATTACGTACGGCTGTAGGTAACTTGGCTACACCGGGGTTCTTCTTCATATCTACTGGTTTCATATCGCCACCTTCAGAAAATTTGCGGCCCTTGTCCGCTTGGTTAAAGTCCTTGCCCACGGACTGTGGGACGCCTACTTTCTTAGCAAACGATGGGTTGTTAGCCACCGCTGCCATGAAATTGTGTTGTTTTTTAGAACTACTCGGCACTTTGTTTGCCTTTTCTACCCAGCAAATTCTGTACAGTTTCGGTTTCCCAGATGCGGATCACTGTCCACACGATTGTAAAGATTGCAGCAATAGACGGCAACATTTCCACTAAGGTTCCCACAACAGTCATTATCGACAGCGCATCAACAACATGCTTTGTCGTTTCTTGCGTATCGCTCATGTCAGCAGTTCCACGCCCGTAGGCTTTTGTTGATACGCGAGTTCGGATCGTTCGCCGTTTTCGCGCTGGTTAGTTTTTTCTTCATGCCACTCATCCTTGCGCAGAAAGAGTCGCGCCGGGACCCGCCCTCTGGTTGGGGGGCTTTCAACCCCGGCTTGCCCGGATTGGCTTTGTTGTAGGAAGCACGGCCCTTGGCGTTCAATCCGCCCGCGTCCGATTTGCCTTCCTTGCGTTGCCATGCTGGACTCTTAGCCATAGAACACCGTAATATGCGTATTGGCTCCCAAGAAAAGTCGTATGCCGTAATGGGCAAGAATACCTTCTCCGGGAATATTTACGTTGTATGCAGTTTGATTTGACGAATCTATTTGCAGTAGTACGTCATTGTATACGGTGACATTTCCGCTGGCTGCACCAGAATTGGCAACAGTAACAGTAAACGTATTTGCAGTAGCCGCTGTTTGAACTTGATATGGGTTGTCTGTTAAATCCCAATCCAAATAAACCCAATCACCCGCTTTTAGACCGTGATTGATGGCAGTAATTGTTGCTGTTGTAGTGGCTCTTGCGTAAGTCCCGCTAATACTAATGTTGTCAACCAAAACAGTGTACTCAGTAGCACCAGTAAAAGGAAAAATAATCGCTCCCTTTAAACGAGTTCGGTACGGAACCATCAAGCCGGAAACCCCGCCATGCTGTGATTTAACGTCATATTGCATTGACATAATCAATCTCCTTTAAAAAAGGGGCCGAAGCCCCTTGGGTTGATTAGGAATCTGCGAATGGTGTAGCAACAGTGCCGGAACCAATAACGTTTCCAGTCACCATGTACTTGTCAGCAGCAATCGCCACGATTTGAATCCATGTGCCAGCAACACCGCCGGTAGTTGTACCGTTTAAGTTGATGAAGTCATTGGAAGAGCCATTAGCAGAGAAGGCAACTACAGCGCCAGATGTGTCTGAATCAATAGAGATTACAGCGCCAACGTACAAATCGCTAGAACCGGAAGTTGTACCAATCTTTAAAGAACTTGTAGAGATGGTAGTAGGAACCCAGATTGTGTAAACAACGCCTTCGTTGTTGACTGTACTTGGGTCTTGACCGGGGCCAGATGTAACAGAATTTGCTGATACGTTAATTGCTGGCAGTGTCAATGTCAGTGCAGCAGCCAAAGAACCGCCAACAGCGATGATACGACCACCATGAGCTTCTGGGCTTAATGTGGTGCTTGTTGTGATGTCAACAACAGTAGCTGGGCCTTGTTGATAGATGCCGCCCAATGAACGAACTGGGCCTTGAAACGTAGTGCGTGCCATGATGTATTCCTTACATGCAAGTTGGGGTGTTCTGTCTGCATGTCGTCAGCCGGGACTGTCAGAACACCGGATAAGCCCGGATTAACGTGTTTATATCACGGTATTTTTAAGTGCGCAACAATTATTTTTCTTGTCACAATTTGTTGGCATCATGCGAGCATGAAATACCACATTGATCCTGTCGATACCCGCCAGCCAGAGGTGGTGCAGTTACTGACGTTGCTCCAAAAAGCGTGTCTCCCCCACGATAAAATTTACCCAATTACACAAGGATACTGGTATGTTGTTTACTCGCAAGATGGTGAAGCCGTTGGCTTTGGTGGTATTGTCCCCTCTACTCGTTGGTCTGACACTATGTACCTATGTCGCGCAGGCGTTGTACGAACTCATCAAGGACAGGGACTCCAGAAGCGGCTTATCCGACAGCGCCTTAAAGTGGCCAAAAGATTAGGCATGAACTGGGTCATTACAGATACTCACCAAAACCCCGCATCCGCTAACAGTTTGATAGCTATAGGTTTCAAAATGTTTGAGCCATCTCAACCTTGGGGTTTCAAAACGGCGTTGTATTGGAAGTACCGGATTAATCATGCCGTATAAAGACCCAAAAGTTAAGCAAATTAAACAAAAAACGTACGCAAGTACGTACTACGCCAACAATAAAGCAACCGTAATTGCGGCAAGCAAAGCCTCGGCTAAGGCGTATAAAGACAAATGGCGTAGCTTTAAAGCTACATTAGCCTGCGTAAAGTGTGGGCAGAACCACCCAGCTACGTTTGATTTCCACCATGTAGACAGTAGTACCAAAGAAGAATCAGTCAACAAACTGCTCAAAAACAGAGCATTTAAGCGGGCTATGGAAGAAGTCAAGAAGTGCGTTGTGCTCTGCGCTAACTGCCACCGAATACATCATCACGACGAGCGTATTGCTAAGAAAGCCAAAAAGAAAAAAGGGGCCGAAGCCCCTTAGTATTACTTGTTATCTGCAGCTTCTGCGGCAGCATCAGCCACAGCGCCATCCAACTCTTCTTCAGTGTCGTCGTCTTCAAACTCGTCGTCATCAGGTAAAGCTACATACTCAACAGCCCAACCGTAGCTTTCTTGAAATTGCACGAACTCTTGAAAGATTTGAATCATATCAAAATCGTGTGTCTCAATAGACAGCTTGTTGTTACCAAAGTAACCAAATTCCATTTCAAATTTCATGATGTGCCCCTATGTTGATGCAACCACAGCGGCTGCAAATTGATCGTAGTTTAACTTTGTGACAAGAAAAAGGCCACCCGAAGGTGGCCTTAGCGGAGCCGGAACTATTAAGCGCCGGGTGAACCGAACACGCCCAGTGGGTCTGACACGCCGAAGCTGTAACGCTCACGGGACTTGTAACGAACGTTACCTGTGTCAAAGTCACCGTCCATGCCAGTAGACAAGGGGGTACGAACAAAGTGCTTCAAACCGTTAGGCACGTCTGTACACAGGAACCAAGCATTGGTGTCTGTCAGATAGTGGTTAACAGTGTAGCCTTCAGGGATTGAACCGTTGTTCTTCAATGCGTTGATGTCATTGTCAGCAGTAGAAACACGGAGTTCGGTTTCAAGCAGACGTGTAGCAACGAACATTAAAGAAGGGGGAACAATCAACTTACGGGGCTTAGCAGCAATCAGCAAACTACGCTCATCTGTCCAAGCAGCGATCTGAATAACAGCGTTTTCCAACGATGTTTCGTTCAAGTCGGCAGCGGTAGATGGTGTATTGCTGTTAGTGCCACCAGAAACCAAGGGGTGTGCTGTCGAGAACAAAACTTGACCGTCACCATAAGTGGGGCCACCGGAAAAACCGTTGTTCAAGATCGCAGCAGCCTTGACCTGCTTGGTGTAAGCCATACCACGGGCCAAAGCCTTGGTATAACGTGAAGACAAAGAGTCATACAAGTTATCTTCCACAGCTTCCTCTGTGATGGAGAAGCCCATCGCAATGGTTTCGTGGGTGTAACGTGCAGTCCATGCTT